TCTAGATCGAGATCTTCCTTCTGCTTCTGGCCGTTCTTATAGTGTTCTAATTCATCACGAAGACGCTTGATCTCAACTGATGGTGGAACTTCACCATCCTTAAGCATACTTTGAGTAAGTTCATCATAGTTAAGGCCAAGCTTTTCTAGAGCTAACTTAGGATTAGTCTTCACTCCCTCGAAGTCTCTGATTTGGGCTAACTTCGCTTCTAACTCCTGAAGCTTTTCTTTCGAAGCTCTCTCCGCATGTAGAGCCGCTTGTTCTCGTCTAATGAGAACTTCTAAACGGGAAGATACCTTATCATCGCGCTGAGATAAGGCTTGGGCTCCATCCGTAGTGCCTTCGCCAACTGTTTCAGTTGTTGTTGGAACTAGAATCGGGGCCGGGACAGTTGCATCTAGAATTGCTGCGGCTTCAGACATTACTATTCTCCTATTGTGGCCCACTCGGCGAGTTGGGCATTAAATTACTTGTCGGTGGTGCTTCTGGAACTGCTTGTGGGCTGCCTGGCATTCCTGGACCTGCTACTGGTGCTGGAGGCATTGCTGCCATGGCTAACATGTCTAGCTGCTTCATGAATCTTCTCAATAACTCTAGTTTATCTTCATCTAACTGATTGAGTTTCCCTTGAGCATAGTATTCAAGCGCTAGCTTACGGGCCTTAGTAAGATCATCAAATGGTTCAGGTGCGGTGAACTCACCATCTTCAACCATCTTGTCTAAGATGGTGTGTAAGTAATCAGTCGTAGAGTTCGCGAGATTCTCTTCAGCATCTAGATCCGGGAAGTCGAGAAGTCTTTTCCCAACATCAGGAGCAATAAGCCCTGCTTGCATCATCTCTTGAATCGTAGCTAAGCGTCCCTCTGGATCATTGGGGAGTTTACTGACTGGGTAAACTTGTAATTGGAACTGATCGTCTTCGAGTGAAACGTCTTTCCAATCAATCGTCTCAATGAAGCGCTTGCCTGGAACATTGACCTTCATCGATCCATGCTCTTCAAACGCCATTCTTGCTACAGGAGTTCCTATTTTAGAACACTCAACAAAGAAGTCTGAATATCCTTGAGCCACAGTCTGGAACCGCTGCACCTGGATATCATCAACAGCTCTTAATGCTTTACCTGAATCTATGCCCATCGGCTTAAGGCTTGAAGCTGATAACTGACTCACCCCTGGCAGTTGATAGCCCTTTTGAATCATGTTCTCTAAATGTGAATAGATCTCTGGCTGGACTAGTTGTGGCACTACATATTGAGGTGCCGTATCCCCCGCATACTCCATGATCGTTCCAACCATGTTATCGAAATGGCTCTTAATGATCTTAGATCCTGCTTTTACAAAGATCTTATGAGTGCCGCCAAGATAGAGGGAGCGTTGGATGCTAATAAGTGTGCGATTAATCTCAACCTGAACCGGTAAAAGCTGTTCAGCCATTCCTTGAGAATAAAAACCATACATGCGAGGAGAATACCTAAGCACAGCAAACGGAAAGTGATGCTGATCATAATCCTCATCAACAAGCGCCTGACTACCTGTGACAATGCAATGTCTGCCCGGCTTCTCACCTGTAGGTAGCCTCCATGCCTCTACTACAGTTACAGTATCGGCAACGGATCTGTTTGATGTCGAGATGAATGTTGAAGTGTTCACCATTTCAGCAATCTTTGATGCGGCTTCTGGGTACATTTCAGAGAGTAAGGATCTATCGATATTCTTTATGCGAAATAAAGACTGTGTGCTCTCTGGCCCATAGTGGGATTCGAGATAATCAACAAGGATCTCGTATGGAAGAACCCTTTCATACTTGATTCTTCCCATCTCGGAATAACAATGAACGATTCCTTCTCCAAAGACGCACGCATCTCTAAAGATCTTTGGAGCAAGCTTATAAAGATTGTTCTCATAAAAGACGCCATAGAAGAACGCATCTAGCTTCTTGGCTTTTCGCTGGAGTTTAGAATCTCCGGCTTGGGTAAGGAACATGGGCTTAGGCTTGTTCTGAGCGATTCTAGATACGAGAGTGTCAATGCAAGACTGCACAATATTATAAGTAAGACGGTCACGCATAGGAGCAGTGGGCTTACCGCTAGAAGCCAACTGATAACCGTTCCAGAACGTAGGCGTCCAGGTCCCATAGAGTTTCGCATATGTGTTGTAATTATCTATCCTTCCCTTATCAGATTGAATGATGGCGTTACACTGGGCCATCACAGCTCCAGGTAGAATCTCTTGATCAGCTAACCACCATCTAACACCAGTCGCATTGGGTTTAACCTTAGGAAGGTTCTTTCCCTTTGGGCGAAAGTTCTCGAAACTAGGTCTTACCGGTTCACTCATTGTATGAACACCGAATCCGCGGCTTGGGATTGCTGGACTAGATAGCCTTCATAGGATTCTTTTAAGAACTGGATCTGCTTGTAGTTGAGAGATTTTAACCAATCGGCGAGATCATTAATCTGTTGATCAGTAGGCGCTTCAAATACTTTAGGCTGAATCTCTGTCTTCATAGTGGCTGATCTCCAGTGAGTGGAATCTGCTCATTTGTTGTGCTGTCTGGTGGTGCTGACCAATTAAGGATGTGATCTTCAGACATGAGAGTGTCTGACCTGAGATCGGCAGGCATATTAGGCGGTTCTGGTGCGTCTATTGTATGGGAAGTGACAGGCAAGTCTTGGACTGGGAGCTTGAAATCACCTGTGGTTGGTTGTTCCATGTGGAACACCAGCTCAAGACCCGCTGTCTTGAATGAAGCTATCCCATTAGCCTTTAATATGAAAAGCAGATCTTTTATGTATTTGAGATCGGTCACATATTAATGGCATGTGGTGCTTAAAGAGCATCATCTAAGGAAAAGTCGAATAGATCCTCATCGAAGTGAACGTCTAACTCATTTGGATTCTGGCTCTTACGTATCTCTTCAGCTAACTGTTCTATGTGCTTAGGTTCCCAAACAGATTGGGCTCTTGGATCTGGTTTCTCCGCTTCAGGCTTGAATAGATACTGGAAACAATAGCGCCAATTATAAAGCGCTGCATCAGTTAGATGATTAGGTAGACCTGGATGTTCTTTTCGCGGCTCCTTAACCTTGCCGTTGTCTGTTTCCCAAACAAGTGTTTCATATTCCTCTTCAAGTTCTTTGGCCGTAGATAGAACTTTGATTTTCCCTTGAATGAACTCTGCATTCATTAGGTTGATGAAGTCTGCTTTGCCTGCTTTATCAGCAGGTACAACATTGACTGAGTGTCTGTTGTTAAGCTCAGCCACGGCTTGCTTGTTAGCATTATCGATTACTTTCACGTCGAAGTGGTATCTCTGATCTAGCTCTTTGATCTTGTTGGCTACGTCTGTGACATCCATCTTGAGATGCTTCTCTGCATGAGTGAAGTAGAGATTAGGGCTTAAGTCATGATAGGCAGAGACTACGAATGCTGATGGATCAGGACTATGACCAAGATCAATCCCAAGAATATAATGAAAAGAATTCAGATCAGATGGAAGGGATTGTTCTCGATTGCGTTCTTTAGAATACTTATAAACCTTTGCATCTTCATCAATCACCCATTGGTTCAAATACCATTGGCGAAATAATGCTGTGTTCATAAAGAGTGGGCGGTTAGTTGCTATGTCGTCAAGTTCTTCTTGCCACTGCGTAGCAATGAACGGGTTATCGTTAGCTCCCCATTGGTGAAGACTCCAACCCGGTTCTTTACCGGTTGTGATGTCATAGAAAAGTCCGCGAGTAATGTTTGAAGCCGTTCCAAGAAGGCAGATAGTTCCTCGTTGGTCAGCCGTCGCCGGCTTGAGAATTCCATAGACAAGCTGGTGCATGTTGACTGTGAACATTGACGCTTCATCTAAGATCACCAATCTGTACTTACGTCCGAGCAGCTTGTTCATCTCTTGTTCATCTGTATCGGCTCCAGCACACCAGATAACAGAGCCGTTAGGAAGAGTAGCGGTTAGAAGTGTTTCATTGAATTTTATATTGAGATGATTAGTGCGGTCTAGCTCTCGTAAGATGTCTTTCCATATGATTCCATGCGCAGATTGTCTTGTAAGTCCGATAAATAAGCAGTTACACCCTGGATGAGCCAAAGCTTCTCGAATGAGGTAGAGTCCTCCTGTATAACTCTTTGCAGCACGTCGAGTACAGAAGAGAGCCTTAAGTCTTGAAGAGTCTTCGATGAAGACGGATTGTTGCTTGAATGCGAGCTTTGAGACATCGAACTGACTCCGTTTCCTTAAGTTATGATACTTGAGCGTCCAGTCTGGCATCACCAATTGCGACAAGCGCCCTTGATAACTTCTTTAGCCAAACTCAGTTCTTTAGCCCATGGACATGCTTCTCCATTCATATACTCTATTTTAGATACAAGTGATCCAAGGATTAGCATCAAGTTATGGCGTTTAACTTCAACTTCTTCCCAAGCTTTGAAGTAATGCTTACAGCTCCTGCAATTAGGGCTTAGGTGTGCTGGATTACTAATTGTAAAAACAGACATTAGCTCACATCACTAGCCTTTAACTCACCCTTTAAGATCTTCAAATGAACCCTACGCTCAGCTTCCTGGTCAAAGACTTCATCTGGCAGTTCTTTAAGATCGAACTCCACAGCCTTACGTTGGCAATAGAGATATTTGAGCAAGACTTCAGCAGCCTTGAACTTGTACTCTGGCTCACTGAGCATACCGATCATGACTAGAAGTGGATCAACTCCTAGCTCTTCACATCGCTGAGCAACTGGAACCATCTTTCGTTGAGATAGTTTAGGCGGATTAGATGCCATGTTTCTGTCCTTGTTGAGAATGACTATCAATATAGTACATCAATCCTTCTTCTGTGGAATCCTGAGTTGTTGATAACGATTATCAATAGCGTATTGTCTCGAAGCATAGGCTTGTTTCTTATGTTCTTGCTTGGCTTGATAGTTATGTCTGAATCCTTTGGGATTAACCCGAGGATTCTCAGGTTCTAATCTTTTACCCTTAGATAATTCATGTGGCTTTGCTAAGTTCCTGTTCAATGCTTTAAACGACTTCTGTTTGTCCTTGTAATTATCCATCATAAAGCCTTTGGTTTAGGTCCTGGTTTAAGTCTTGTGATCTCAGCTTGAGCTATAGCTGGACTAAGCCTAATACTCTGCACGTTAGCAAATGGAATCAAGTGTTCATGGCCTAGTGTGGTCTTCAAGTAGATCCCTACAGGTGTTAACTCCGCATGTTCTATTCCTTGAGCCGGCTCACAGACGTGGGCTAGTCTCGACTTCTGGCCTACCATTGGGTCCACCTGGCAACGGAATACCTGAACCTGCCTATTTGTTAATGCTGAACTCATTCTCTTCTCCTTATACTTGTAATGTGCCTTCAACATTGCGTGATTCACGGTCTTTAGTCCGTTTATCAAGCCACATTAAAGCTTCATCTAATTTAGTAATTGCCGTTGCGTTTTCACGACATGGAAAATTCTTATTGAGTCCCTCGAGAATTGTTTTAGCCGCAGCTATTACTGTGTCGACTTGACATCCATTGATGCCGTTCTCTTTTATGGGACCATTTTGAATGGTAAAGCTTAGTGAATTCTTATCATGGCGAACATAAATGAAATTAGACGGGCGCACATCTTTTTCAAACCATTGCCAATCCATTGCACCTGATTCATTGAATTTCTCGGGATATTTTTCTCGCAATTCATCCATTATAATTACCGGAAATCCACC